ATGAGCTTCGCCGACCTCGGCCTTTCCGACGAACTACTCCGCGCCGTTGGCGACACCGGCTATACCGAGCCGACGCCGATCCAGGCCAGCGCGATCCCCCCCGTGTTGATGATGCGCGACATCATCGGCGTGGCACAGACGGGCACGGGCAAGACCGCCAGCTTCGTGCTGCCGATGATCGACATCCTGGCGCAGGGCCGCAGCCGCGCGCGGATGCCGCGCAGCCTGATCCTGGAGCCGACGCGCGAACTGGCCGCGCAGGTCGCCGAGAATTTCGAGATCTACGGCAAGTACCACAAGCTATCGATGGCGCTGCTGATCGGCGGCGTGCAGATGGGCGATCAGGTGAAGGCGCTGGAAAAGGGCGTCGACGTGCTGATCGCGACGCCGGGCCGGCTGATGGACCTGTTCGGGCGCGGCAAGATCCTGCTGACCGGTTGCTCTATGCTGGTGATCGACGAGGCGGACCGGATGCTCGACATGGGGTTCATCCCCGATATCGAGGAAATCTGCACCAAGCTGCCCGCGCAGCGCCAGACGCTGCTGTTCTCCGCGACGATGCCCGCCCCGATCAAGAAGCTGGCCGACCGCTTCCTGACCAATCCCAAGACGATCGAGGTCGCACGCCCCGCCACCACCAACACCAACATCACGCAGTGGGTGGTGCCGGTGAAGGGGCCGTCGTTCGAGAAGCGCAAGATGCTGCGCACGCTGCTGGCTCGCGAGGACGTGCGCAACGCGATCGTGTTCTGCAATCGCAAGACCACCGTGCGCGAGCTGAACAAGAGCCTGAAGGAACACGGCATCTCCAGCGGCGAGATCCATGGCGACATGGACCAGCCGGCACGGGTGGCGGAACTGGAGAAATTCAAGCGTGGCGAGGTCGACATCCTGGTCGCCAGTGACGTCGCGGCGCGCGGGCTGGACGTGAAGGGCGTGAGCCACGTCTTCAACTATGACGCACCATGGCACCCCGACGATTACGTCCACCGCATCGGGCGTACCGGACGCGGCGGGGCGACCGGCATCGCCTATACGTTCGTCGGGCCGGATGATGTCGAGAACATCGAGAATATCGAGAAGCTGACCGGGCAGAAGATCCCGCGGATCGAGGCATTGCCCGAGGCGGCGGCGGTGGTTGCGGAGACGCCACGTGGCGAGCGGCCGCGACGCGAGAAGCGGCGTGAGCGGGTCGTGGACGAGCAACCGCCGGTGGCGGCGGAGCCTGAGCGGCGGACGCGGCGGGTGCCGTCGGCGCGCGCCGGGCATCCGGCCGAGCGCCCGGTCGAGGATGCGCCGCGGGCCGAGCGCCCGGTCGAGGATGCGCCGCGGGCCGAGCGTCCGGTGGAAGAAGCGCCGCGCCGTGAGCGGGGGCGGCGCGAGCGTGACGAGACGCGCGGGCGCGCCGATGATCGCGGGCGGAACGACGGGCGTGGCCGCGACGATGGACGTGGACGTCACGAAGAGCGGGGTCGCGATAGCGGTCGCGACCGTGCGCCGGCACCGACGATCACGGCGGTCGAGGACGGTGCCTGGAACGGCCCGATCCCCGAGTTCCTGCGGGTTGCGCTGACCAGCTGAGCGAGCGCCTGCCCGTGCACCGACCGGCTTGACCGGCGGCGGTGCTTCGTGGCAGGGCAGCCGGGATGCGGGTATAGTACAATGGTAGTACAGCAGCCTTCCAAGCTGAATACACGGGTTCGATTCCCGTTACCCGCTCCAAACCCTACTTTTTTCTGCGTGCCGGATCGTACGCACGTCATCTTGCAGGGTGACGTGACGGCGGTGACCGAGCCTGCGCCTTTCGCGAGCGTCCGGACCGGCATCGTCTTGTTCCCGGCCGCGCTTGCGCTTTCAAACCCGGGCAAGTGATCGGCCGCGGAGGTGCGGACCATATGCGTCGGACAAGCCCACCTCCGGGATTACCGCCGTTCAGGATTGTGATGATGGGCGCGGCACACGTGCCAGGGAACGGGCAGCGCCGCTTTGTCGGGAAAGGGGCGGCGTAGCGGATAATGCTTGACAGCGTGACGCTGTTTGCGTACAAAAGGTGAACATCGAGATGGTGTGAACGGGCCGGGCGGCTCGGGGCTGATGGCCCCGGTCGCACCGGCCCGATTGCGTTGGGCGGCAGCGGAGGGGCGGGATGCGCGAGGAGGAGAGCGTGGCGACGACCGGTGCGGTCGTTGTCGGAGCCGTGGTCGCGACGGAGGATGGCGCGCACTCGGTCCCGGCGGGCGTAGTGCCGGCGGGTGTGGTGAAGGCGGGGACGGGGGCGGGTGCGCGGCGACGTGGGCGCCCGGCGGCGGCGCGAAGCACGCGCGGCGCAGAGGACGAGGCCGAGTTGCATGCGTCGACGTGGACGAGCGCGCGCTGGTCGGCGTTCTTCGATCATTTCGCGATGACCGGTCAGGTCGCCAACGCCGCGGCGGCGGCGGGGATGACCGCGAAGGACGCCTATGCGATGCGCCGCCGCAGCACGCGCTTCGCGCTGATGTGGCGGCGCGCGCTGGACGTCGGGTATGACCGGCTGGAAGTCGCGGTGCTGCGACAGGTGCTGGGTCAGACCGAGACGAAGCTGGACGTCGGTGCTGCGATGCTGCTGCTGGAGCGGCATCGCGCGACCATCGCCGTCGAGCAAAGCCCGTCGCGTCGTCGCCGGCCCCCGGACGCTGCGGCGGCGCGGGCGAAGGCGGAACGCGAACTGCTGAAGCGGTTGCAGGCGTTCGCCAGGCGCGCGGGCAGCGCGGAGCCGGCATGACCGCCGGCGCGGGGCGGACGCTGCGCTGGCTGGCGACGCTGGAGCCGGGCGAGCGCGAACGATTGGTGGCGGGGTTGAGCGACGGGACGATCGGGGAGATCGAACAGGCATGGGACTGGTGGGCGCACGCCGGGCAATTGCCGCCGCCGGGCGACTGGCGTGTCTGGCTGTTGCAGGCCGGGCGCGGGTTCGGGAAGACGCGGGCGGGCGCGGAATGGGTGCGCGCGATGGCGCGTGCGGTGCCCGGCGCGCGCATCGCGCTGGTCGGCGCGACGATCGAGGATGCGCGCAAGGTGATGGTGGAGGGGCCGAGCGGGATTGTGGCGGTGTCGCGCGCCGCCGACGCGGCGGTGTGGCGGCCGACCAGCGGGGAGGTGCGGTTCGGCAACGGCGCGTGCGCGATCGTCTATTCGGCGGCGGCACCCGAGAAGTTGCGCGGGCCGGAGCATCATTTCGCCTGGGCCGACGAACTCGCGAAATGGCGCAACGCGGCGGCGTGGGACAATCTGACGATGGGGTTGCGGCTGGGCACGCTGCCACGGATGCTGGTGACGACGACCCCGCGCCCGACCGCGCTGTTGCGGCAGGTACGGGCCGCCCCTGGCACGGTGGTGACCCGCGGTGCGACGCGCGACAACGCCCATTTGCCCGCCGCCTTCGTGCAGGCGATGGCGACGACGTACGGCGGCACGCGGCTGGGACGGCAGGAACTGGACGGCGAGCTGATCGAGGATGTCGCGGGCGCGTTATGGCCCCGCGCGCTGATCGAGCGTCAACGCGCGGCGGCGGTGCCGGACCTGATCCGCGTGGTGGTGGGCGTCGACCCGCCGGCCGGAATAGGCGGCGATGCGTGCGGCATCGTCGCCGCGGGGGTGGGACGCGACGGCCACGGCTATGTCATCGAGGATGCCAGCGTGACGGGCGCGAGCCCCGAACGCTGGGCGAGCGCCGTCGCGGCCTGCGCGGCGCGGGTGTCGGCCGAACGGGTGGTGGCCGAGGCGAACCAGGGCGGCGCGATGGTGGAGCAGGTGCTGCGCGCGGCGCAGGCGACGCTGCCGATCCGGCTGGTTCATGCGACGCGCGGCAAGGCGGCGCGGGCGGAGCCGGTGGCGGCACTCTATGAGGGGGGGCGGGTGTGGCATGCCCGCGCGTTCCCGGCGCTGGAGGATGAATTGGCCGGGCTGGTCGCGGGCGGCGGATACGAGGGGCCGGGACGATCCCCGGACCGCGCCGACGCATGCGTCTGGGCGCTGACGGCGCTGATGCTGGACCGGCAGGGCGAGGTGCGGGTGCGTTCGATGTGAGGGCGCGCCTGCGCGGAAGCGCCGGCCGGGCGCAGACGTAGACGCGCAGCCGGCACGAACGGTTTCGGAATTTCCTTTCTGGAGTGATGGGCATGGCATGGTTCGGATGGAAATCCGGGCGCGGAGTCGCGCGTCCGGCGTTGGGGCGGGTCGGCGCGGTGGCGCGGCCGATCGGCGAGTGGCCGCAGGGGTATGAGGCGCAGGTGCGCGCCGGCTATTGCGGCAATGCGATCGCGCAACGTGCGGTAAAGCTGGTCGCCGAGGGCGTGGAGGGCGCGCCGCTGGATACCGACGACGAGCGATTGCGGACTCTGGTGGCGGAGCGGGGATTGCTGGAGGCGGTCAGCGCGCAATTGCTGCTGCACGGCAATGCGTTCGTGCAGGTGCTGCGCGATGGCGGAGGGCAGGTGGCGGAATTGTTCGCGCTGCGCCCCGAGCGGGTGAGCGTGGAGCTGGGCGCGGACGGGTGGCCGGGCGCGTATCTGTACCGCGTGGGGGTGCGCACGACGCGGCTCGACCCGGCGAGCGTGATCCATGTGCGGCGCTTCAACCCCGTCGACGACCATTACGGGCTGGGCTGCCTGGGCGCGGCATCGGCGGCGATCGCGATCCACAATGCGGCGGGCGCGTGGAGCAAGGCGTTGCTGGACAATGCCGCGCGACCTTCGGGTGCGCTGGTCTATGACGCGGGCGACGGATCGGTGTTGAGCCCCGACCAGTTCCGGCGGCTGCGCGAGGAAATGGAGCAGGGTTTCGCGGGTGCCGCCAATGCCGGGCGGCCGATGCTGCTGGAAGGTGGGCTGAAGTGGCAGGCGATGAGCCTGACGCCCGCCGACATGGATTTCGTCGGCACCAAGGCATCGGCCGCGCGTGAGATCGCGCTGGGGTTCGGCGTGCCGCCGATGCTGCTCGGGCTGCCGGGGGACAGCACGCACGCCAATTACAAGGAGGCGAACAAGGCGCTGTGGCGGCTGACGGTGCTGCCGCTGGCCGGCGCGATCCTGTCGGCGATCCGCGACGGCCTTGCCGAGACGTTTCCGGGCGCGCGCCTGCAGGTCGATCTCGACCGGGTGCCTGCGCTGGTGGAGGATCGCGAGCGATTGTGGCGGATGGTCGCGGCGGCCGACTTCATCTCGGTGGAGGAGAAGCGGCAGATGGTGGACTGGCAATGAGTGCCGGACGCACGGCCGCGGGGGGCGGCGTGCTGGCGCAATTGCTGGCGCAGGGGCGCGGCGAGGGCGCGGACATCACCACGCTGCGCGCGATCGCCGAGGAAGCGGGCGAGCTGGGCGCGGTGCGTGCGTTGACCCGGCTGGGGCTGGCCGACGAGGGGGCGGCGGGGGATGTGGCCGAGTTGCGCGAGTTGGTGCGGGCGTGGCGCGATGCGAAGCGATCGGCCTGGCGCGCGCTGGCGGCGTGGGTGGTGCGCGTGACGCTGGCGCTGCTGCTCGCCGGGATCGCGGTGCGGCTGGGGTTCGAGGACGTGCTGAACCACGGCGCGGCGAAGTGAGGATCGTCGGCTACGCCGCAGTGTTCGACCGCGTCGACCGGGCCGGCGACGTGATGCGGCGCGGTGCCTTCGCGGACGCCGGCATCGTGCCGCTGCTGATGCAGCATCGCGGGCGCGCGGTCGGCGAGTTGTTGTCGATCGGCGAGGATGCGCACGGGCTGCGCATCGAGGCGCGCGTCGACGATGCGGCGGTCGCGCGGCTGGTGCGCGTCCGCGCGCTGCCCGGGCTGTCGGTCGGTTACCGCCCGCTGGTGCTGGAGCAGGGCGCATGGCGCGCGATCCGCCGCGCCGCACTGGTCGAGGTGAGTTTGGTAGCGGTGCCGATGCAGCCCGCCGCGCGCGTCGAGGCGATGTTCGACGCCTGAGTTTTCGGGGTTCGTGGTGGACCCCCTTTTCGGCTGCCTCTGCGGGCGCGGCCTTTCATGGAGAAGAGTATGAGCGATACGGTGGTGGCGCGCCCGGTGCTGGACGGCGCGCGCGTGAATGGCGGTGGTGCGTTCGACGGCTTCGTGCGGTCGGGGGCGACGATCGAGTCGAAGGCGTTCACCGGGACGACCGGCGATCAGGGTGGCTTCGCGATCCCGCGCGAGATCGATGCGCAGATCGATGCGGTGTTGAAGAACGCCAGCCCGATCCGCAGCATCGCGAACGTCGTGCAGGTCGGAACGGCGGGGTATCGCAAGCTGGTGACGACCGGCGGCACGCCGTCGGGCTGGGCGGCGGAGACGGATGCACGGCCGGTGACGGCAACGCCGACCTTCGTCGAAATCGCGCCGCCGATGGGGGAGCTGTACGCCAACCCGTCCGCCAGCCAGGCGATGCTCGACGATGCGCTGTTCGACGTGGAGGCGTGGCTGGCGGGCGAGATCGCGGCGGAATTCGCCAAGGCGGAAGGCGCGGCGTTCGTGAGCGGCAACGGCACGAACCGGCCGCGCGGTTTCATGACGGCGCCGACCGCGGCGACCGGCGATGCGACGCGCGCGTTCGGCACGTTGCAATATGTGCCGACCGGCGCGGCGGGCGATTTCGGCGCGAACGGCGCGGAACGCCTGATCGATCTGGTCCAGACGCTGCGCGCGCCATACCGGCAGGGTGCGACGTTCGTGATGAACGCGACCACCGCGGCGCGCATCCGCAAGTTCAAGACCAGTGACGGCCAGTTCCTGTGGCAGCCGAGCATCGCGGCGGGGCAGCCGGCGATGTTGCTGGGATATCCCGTGGTCGAGGCCGAGGACATGCCCGATGTGGCGGCGAACAGCCATTCGGTCGCATTCGGTAACTTCCGCGTCGGTTATCTGATCGCGGAGCGGAGCGAGACCAACGTGCTGCGCGATCCGTACAGCAACAAGCCGTTCGTGACCTTCTATGCGACCAAGCGCGTCGGCGGGTGCGTGTCGAACAGCGAGGCGATCAAGCTGCTGCGCTTCGCCGCGGCCTAGCCCGCACGGGCGGGCGGCGGAGGCTGCGTCGTCCGCCCTCCGACGGGGGACCGGCCTGCGCCGGGGATGACCGAGGAAAGGACAGATATGACATTCGTGACGGGAGCGCCCGGCGCGGTGGTGCTGGGTGCGGGCGACCGCGTGCTGGCGCTGGCGGCGGTACGCGCGTAATTGCGCGCGGCGACGATCGACGACGACGCGCTGGCGATCGCCTTCGTCGAGGCGGCGCTGGGGCTGGCGGAGCAGTTCACGGGGCGCGTGTTGATCGTGCGCGAGGTGGTGGCGGATGTGGGCGGCGCGGCCGGGTGGCAGGTGCTGCCGGCCGCGCCGGTGCGGGCGATCGCCGCTGGCGGCTTCGCGATCGACATCGACGCGCAGGGCGCCGGCTGGGTGAAGAGTACGGGTGCGGTGCGGGTGACGTTCACCGCCGGGCTGGCGAGCGGCTGGGCCGCGTTGCCCATGCCGTTGCGGCAGGGGACGGCGATGCTGGCGGCGCATCTGTTCAGCGACCGCGCCGGGAGCGCGCCGGTGCCGGCGGCGGTGAGCGCACTGTGGCGGCCGTTCCGCACCATGGCGCTGGCGCAACCGGTGCACGCATGAAGCGCGCGGTGGAGCGCCTGCGCGCGCGCGTGGCGGCGCGGTTGCGCGACGTGATGCCCGACGCCGAGATCGAGGAGCGCGACGACGGCGTGGCGATCAGCGCGCGCGGGCTGAAGCGGCGCTGGGTCGACGATCCGTCGCTGGCGTGGTGGCGGCAATGACCGTGGTCGGAACCGGGGGAGGAACCGGCGCGGTGCGTGCGGCGGTGCTGGCGCGATTGCGCGCGCAGGTGGCGGTGACGCGCGTGTTCGAGGGCGCGGCGGCGAAAGGGACGGTGCCGTTCCTGACGCTGCGCGAATGGAGCGCGGGCGATTGGGGCACCAAGGATCGCGCGGGGCGCGAGCTGCGCATCGGGGTGGCGGTGCGCGACGAGGGCGAGAGCGGCGCGCGGGCGGTGGCGCTGGCGGCGGAGGCGGAGGCGGCGCTGCTGTCGCTGCCGTCCGTGTCGGGATGGCGCGTCGTGACGGCGGTGCCGGTGCGCAACGTCCTGCTGAACGAGGGACAAACCGGCAGGGGCACCGCGCGGTGGGTGGTGCTGGTCGATGTGCGGGTGCGGATCATGGAGGAGGCGTGAAATGGCGGCGGAAAAGGGCAGTGCGTTCCTGTTGAAGGTCGGCGATGGCGCGAGCCCGGTGGCGTACCGGACGGTGGCGGGGCTGCGCACGACGCAGCTGAGCGTCAACGGCGAGGCGGTGGCGGTGACCAGCAAGGATTCGGGCGGGTGGCGCGAATTGCTGTCCGGGGCCGGCGTACGATCGGTGAGCGTCGCGGCGGCGGGAGTGTTCACCGGATCGACGGCGGAGGTGCGCGTCAAGGCGAGCGCGCTGGCGGGAACGCTCGACGATTACCGGCTGACGTTCGAGAGCGGCGAGACGATGACGGGTCGATTCCTGGTGACCCGGCTGGATTACGCCGGGGATTACAACGGCGAGCGCAGCTATACGATCGCGCTGGAAAGCTCCGGCCAGGTGGTGAGCGCGTGATCCCGGTGGCCAATCCCGTGCGCGGCGAAGCGTCGTTGCGCGTCGCGGGCGAGGTGCTGGTGCTGCGCCCGACGTTCGCCGCGCTGGTCGCGGCCGAGCAGGAGCTGGGGTCGCTGTTCGCGTTGGTCGAACGTGCGGTGGGCGGACGATTGGCGCTGGCGGAGCTGGTGGCGCTGTTCTGGCATTGCCGCCACGGCGCGGCCGACGCGCTGACACGCGAGATGCTGGGCGAGGCGGTGGTGGAGGCGGGGCTGGGCGCGGCGACGCCCGCGCTGAAGGTGCTGTTGCGGCAGATACTGGCGGGACGATGACGACGTTCGCCGGCGCGGCGCGGCGGATGGCCGGGCTGGCCGGGGCGGTGTTCGGATGGCGGCCGGGCGAGTTCTGGCAAGCGACCCCGGACGAACTGGCCGCGCTGGTGAGCGCGTGCGCGCCAGAAGCTGCGACCCCGCCCGACGCACGGGAAATCGCGGCGATGCAGGAGGCTTTTCCGGATGGATGACGAAATCGAGCGGCTGGTGATCGGCGTGCGCGCCGACACCAGTGGGTTCACGCGTGACGTGGCGGCGATGCGCGCGACGCTGGAGGGACCGTTCGCCAGTGGCGCGGACCGCGCCGGACGCGCGGTGGAGACGGCGCTGGCGCGGGCGGTGCGCACCGGAAAGCTGGGGTTCGACGACCTGCGCGCAGTCGCCCTGAGCGCAATGGGCGACATTGCGGCGGCGGCGGTGAAGGGCGGGATCGGCAGCGTGCTGGGCAGCGGCGGCCTGGCGGGCGTGCTGACCGGGCTGCTCGGCCTGCCGGGGCGCGCGACCGGCGGCCCGGTCAGCCCGGGACGCGCCTATCTGGTCGGCGAACGCGGGCCGGAGGTGTTCGTGCCGACGACGAGCGGGCAGGTGGCGGTGCCGGGTGGTGGCGGCGCGCGCGACGTGCGGGTGGCGATCACGATCAACGCCGGCGGTGCAGGTGCCCCCGAGGCGATGGCGCGATCGGGCCGGCAGGTGGCGCGCGCGGTGCGCGCCGCGCTGACGGAGGGACAGTGATGGGGCATTGGCTGACGGCGGCACGATCCGCGCAGTCCGCAAGCGTCATGACGCGTTTCGATCCGATGTTCTGGACGGTGAACTTCCCGCGGCCGATGATGGCGGCGGTGACTACCATCGCGCCGGATGCGTTGCGGGTGGATGCGGTCTTCTACAACCGCGACGATCTGGCCGGATTGATCTGGGAGAGCGAGGACCGCCACGACCATCCGCTGCTGCGTTACGAGACCGGGCGCGATTACCGTGGGTGCCGGTTGTCGTTCCGCTGGCGGTCGGCGGGGGTGCTGGCGCTGGATGCGGTGAACGGCCCGGTGCTGACGATCGAGGGGCGCGATGCCGGTGGCGCGGCGCGATCGTGGTACGTGCGGCTGTGGAACTATGCCACCGGGACACCCGGCGATGCACGGGTATCGATCGACCTCGCGAGCGTGCGTGGCGGGTTCCTGCTGCCGGCCGAGGCCGACCCGGTATGGGCGGGCGACGTCGACCGGATGTTCGTGTCGCTGGTCGCGCCGGGTTACGATGCCGGCGGCGGGGCGCTGCCCACGCCGGTCGAGGCGTGGGTGGAAATGAGCGAAGTCGCGTGCGACGGCGCAGGCGCGGTGCTGAGGGTCGGCGACGTGGTGCTGCCCGAGCACGATCTGCGGATCGCGAGCGGTTATGACGACAGCTACCACCTGACCCCGGCACGGCTGCTGCGCAACGCGTTGAACATGGGGTATCGTGGCGCGATCGTCCACTACGTCGGCATGAGCCATTACTTCCGGCTGCGCGGCGGATCGGTGGAGGGGGCGTTGAACGTCGCATGTGCGGCGTGGCATCGCGATTTGGCGGGGCGGGCAAAGCTGCTCGGCTATGACCTGATCTGGTCGCTGTCCTACGAATTGTTCGACGCGCATTGCCCGGCGGGGTGGAAGCAGCGCGCGGCGGACGGGTCCCCCGCGCTGACCGGGTGGGTGCCGCCGTCGACCTTGCTGTCGCCGAGCAACGGCGCGGCGATGACGTATCTGCGCGGCGTCGCGCGGGCATTCGTCGCGATCGGCACCGCGGCGGGGCTGACGCCGCATTTCCAGATCGGCGAGCCGTGGTGGTGGGTGACGCCGGACGGTGCGCGGCCCTGTATTTACGACGACAGCGCCAAAGCGGCGTTCGCGCCGGTGGCGATCGCGAGCATGCGCGGGACCATGGACGCGGCGCAACGCGCGACGCTGGACCGGGCGGGGGCGGCGTTGGCGGCGTCGACCGCGGCGCTGGCGGCGGCGGTGAAGGCGGCGGCACCGGGCTGCACGACGTATCTGCTGGCGTATCTGCCCACGGTGCTGGACGCGCAGGCGCCCGAAGCGAAGCGGATGAACATGCCGGCGGGCTGGGCCGCGCCAGCGTTCGACGTGCTTCAGCTGGAGGATTACGACTGGGTGACCGATGGCGACACCGCGTCGAGCGCGCGGGGTGCTGCGGCGGCGGCGCTGCGGCTGGGTTATCCGGCGGAGCGGCAGGAATATCTATCGGGCTTCGTGTTGCGACCGGAGCAGCGCGCGCAGTGGCGCACGATCGTCGCGGCGGCGCGGGCTGCGCAGGGGCGCGGGGTGGCGCGCGTCTATCTGTGGGCGTTGCCGCAGATGCTGCGCGACGGGCTGGTTTACTGGCAGGAGGAGGGTGCGGTGGAAGCGTTCGACGACGTGATGTTCCCGCTGGCGCTGGGCCGCGAGGCGGAAGTGACACCGACCTTTTCGACCGGCGTGACGACCAGCGCGGGCGGTCGCGAGACGCGCCGGGTGGGCTGGGCGGAGGCGCGCACTCGTTACGATGTGGGGCCGGGCGTGCGCAGCGAGGCGGACGTGGCGACGTTGCTGGCGTTTTTCCGCGCGCGGATGGGGCCGGCGCGCGCGTTCCGGCTACGCGATCCATTCGACTGGCGGACCGGCGACGAGGTGATCGGAACGGGCGACGGCGCGACGCGGACCTTCGCGCTGGTGCGTCGTTACGGCGCGGCGACGCGGCGGATCACGCGCCCGGTGGCGGGCAGCGTGCGGGTGAAGGTGGCGGGCGCGGCGACGCAGGCGTTCACGATGGCGTCGGGCGGATCGGTGACGCTGGATGCTGCGCCGGGCAAGGGCGCGGTGGTGACCGCATCGTTCGACTTCGACGTGCCGGTGCGCTTCGCCGAGGATCAGCTGAGCGTGACGCGTGCGACGCACCTGGCCGGCAACGCGCCGTCGGTGCCGCTGGTCGAGGTGCGGGAAGCATGAGCGACCGGGTGGTGACCCAGGCATTGTGCTGGCGGATCGAGCGCGAAGACGGGGTAATGGTGGCGCTGACCGATCACGACCGCGACCTGATGGTCGGCGAGATCCTGCACCGCGCGGCACCGGGGATGACCCCGTCCGCGATCGTGCGCGGTGAGGGACTGGAGCCGGACACGATGGAGGTGACCGGCGCGCTGGGTGCTGCGGCGTTCCGGCGCGACGACCTGATCGCCGGGCGCTGGGACGGGGCGCGCGTGGTGATGAGCGCGGTCGACTGGAGCGATCCGGCGCAACCCCCGGTGCCGCTGGGCGAGGGGCGGATCGGCGAGGTGGAGCTGACGGCGGACGGCTTTACCGCCGAGCTGCGCGGGGTGCAGGCCCAGCTGGAGCGACCGGTGACCGAGGCGACCTCGCCGACGTGCCGGGCCACGCTGGGCGATGTGCGGTGCCGCGTGGCGATGGCACCGCGACGGCGGTTCGCGCGGGTGGTGGCGTGCGTGGAGGAACGCGTGACGCTCGACACCGACGAGCCGGTGGCGGATGCGTATGGCGAAGGCCTGCTACGGTGGTTCGGCGGCGGGAATGCCGGGCTGGGCAGCGCGATCGAGCGGTCGGCGGGCGCGGTGCTGACCTTGCGGGCGCCACCGGTGACGCCGGCCCTGCCCGGTACGCTGGTCGAGCTGGTCGAAGGATGCGACCGGCGGCTGGCGACCTGTGCCGCACGGTTCGCCAATGTCGCGAACTTTCGCGGAGAACCGTTCCTGCCCGGTATCGACCTGCTGACGCGCTACCCCGGCGGATGACGGCGGGCGAGCGGGTGCTCGCCGCGGCAAGGGCGTTGGTGGGGGTACGGTTCCGGCCGCACGGGCGCGACCCGGCGTTCGGGCTGGACTGCGTCGGACTGGTCTTGGTGGCGCTGGCGCATGCCGGAGCGAGGATCGCGGTGCCCCGCGGCCATGCCTTGGCGTGCGGCGTGCTGCCGCCGGGAGCGGTGCCGCCGGGCATGTGCGCGTGTGCGGGCGGCGCGGACGGCGATGTGCTGTTGCTGCGCGTGTCCGCTGCGCAGCTGCATCTGGCGATCCGCGCAGGCGACGGGATCGTCCACGCCGATGCGCTTGCACGGAGAGTGGTGGAGCGGCGCGGCGCCTTGCCGTGGCCGGTCGAGGCAGCGTGGTGCTGGACCCCATAGGGAGACGAACATGGCGACTTTGGTGCTGACCGCAGCCGGCGCGGCGATCGGCGGGCCGATCGGTGCGGCGGTCGGCGGCGTGCTGGGGCAGGCGATCGACCGCAACGTGCTGCTTGCGCCGCGGGCGAGGCAAGGCCCGCGGTTGAGCGACCTGAAAGTGCAGACATCCTCCTACGGCACGCAGATCCCCAAGGTGTTCGGGACGATGCGCGTGGCGGGGTGCGTGATCTGGGCGGCCGAATTGATCGAAACGCGCAGCACGACCCGCGGCGGGAAGGGGCGGGCGGGCGCGACCGGCTATGCCTATGCCGCCTCGTTCGCGGTGGCGCTGTCGGCCCGGCCGATCGCGGCGGTGGGGCGGATCTGGGCGGAGGGTAAGCTGTTGCGCGGCGCGGCGGGCGACTGGAAGACGCCGACCGGATTTCGCCTGTACCACGGCGGCGAGGAGCAGCGCGCCGACCCGTTGATCGCGTCGCTGAACCCCGACGCGCCCGCGTGTCGCGGTATCGCCTATGCGGTGTTCGAAAATCTGGCGCTGGCGGATTTCGGCAACCGCATCCCCTCGCTCAGTTTCGAGGTGATCGGCGATCCGGTGCCGCCGTCGATCGGGCGGGTCGCGCACGAACTGGGCGGCGGTGCGGTCGTCGGGGTGGGCCCGGGGGCGCTGGTAGCGGGCTATGCGGCGAGCGGGGAAAGCGTCGGCGTGGCGCTCGACGCGCTGGCGACGATCGCCGGGGCGTGGTGGGTGCCCGCCGGTCCCGCCCTGCGGCTGGCCGATGTCGTCGGCGTACCGGTGGCAATCGATGCGGATGCCGTGGTCACCGAGCTGCGCCGGCCGATCGAGACCGTGCCGGCGCGGGTGACCGTGTCCTGCTACGACCCGGCGCGCGATTACCAGATCGGGGTGCAACAGGCGCAGCGGCCGGGCCGCGGCTGGCGCGACATGGACAGCGACGTGCCCGCCGCGCTGGAAGCGGCGATGGCGCGCGGGCTGGCGCAGACGCTGCTGAAACGGGCGGAACGGGCGCGGGTGACCCGCCGGGTGACCCTGGACGCGACCGCGGTCGCCCTTGCGCCGGGTGACGCCTTGCATTTGCCGGATGGCGGGGCGCCATGGCGGGTGACGCGCGCCGAGGCGGGGTCACGCGGAGTGACGCTGGACCTTACCCCGACCGGTATCGCGGCGGTGGCGCTGCCGGCCGACCCCGGCCGGATGGTGCCGGCACCGGATCGCCGGGCGGCGGCGACGGTGCTGGTCGCCGCCGAGCTGCCGCCGCTCGACGATGTACGTGCCGAGACGATCAGGATCGCGGTGCTGGCGGGCGGCGACGCGCCGGGCTGGCGCGGGGCGGGGTTGATGATGAGCGGCGATGGCGGCGCGAGTTGGGAGGCGGCGGGTTACAGCGCGGCAGCCGCGGTACTCGGGCGCCTGGCAAGCCCGGTCGGTGGGGGGCAGGCGTGGCTGGTCGACCGGGCGACGACGATCGAGGTCGAACTGGCGCATGATGGCATGACGCTGGCTTCGGTGAGCGACGCGGCGCTGGACCGGGGCGAGAACGCGGCGCTGCTGGGCGAGGAAGTGTTCCAGTTCCGCGATGCCGTGCAGGTGGCGGCACGGCGGTGGCGATTGTCGACGCTGTTGCGCGGCCGGCGGGGCAGCCGGGCACGTGCGCAGATCGCGGGGGCGGCATTCGCGCTGATCGAGGACGCGTGCATCGCGACGATCGCCGTGCCACGCGCAAGGGTCGGCGACACGGTCCGCCTGTTGGCGAGTGGTGCCGGCGATGCACAGCCGGTGGCGGTGACGGTAAGCTTGAGCGGGGCGTCGGTCGCGCCGCCGTCCCCCGTGCGGCTGCGCATCGAGCCGCGTTCCGACGGCGGCGCTGCGATGCGGTGGGTACGACGCAGTCGGCTCGGCTGGCGGTGGGCTGAGGGCATGGACGTGCCGCTGGGCGAGGAGCGCGAGCGATATACGGTGACGCTGGGGACAGGGGCGGTCGCGCGGACGCTGGGAAGCGAGGTGCCGCTGCTGACGATGGCTGCCGGCGACGTGCGTGTCGGCGACACGGTCACGGTGCGTCAACTGGGAACGTTCGCGCCGTCCATGGCGGCGGAAAGCATGTTCGAGGGAGATGGATGATGACGCAAGAGGATAGCCCGCGACTGGCGCTGCCGATGCTGGCACCCGGCCAGGCTCAAAAGGAGATGTGGCATAACGAGGCGCTCGCGCTGCTCGACATCGCGGTGCAGGCGACGGTGGACGGGATGGACAGCGACGGGCCGCCGCCCGCTCCGCAAGCCGGGCGGTGCTGGATCGTCGGTAATGCACCGACCGGCGACTGGGCCGGTCATGCGGGTGCGATCGCCGGCTGGACCGCAGGGGGCTGGCGCTTCGTCGCGCCGCGCGCCGGCCTGCGCGCGTGGCATGCGCCCAGCGGGCAGGAGGCGGTGTACGATGGCACCGTCTGGCGACGTGGCGAGGTGAAGGCGGCGCGTGTGCTTATCGACGGGCGGCAGGTGATCGGTGCGCAGGCCGCCGCGATCATGGCTCCGATTGGTGGAGGGACGATCGATGCCGAACTTCGTACCTGTGTCGAAACGATCCTGAAAGCGATGCGAAGCCATGGGTTTATCGCGTCTTAA